GAGCAGAAGGCCGACCAGGTCGTCACCGAGGTTGCGGCGAAGGCTGCAGCTGATGACAAGGCGCCTGAGACGCCACCAGCCGCCAAGAAGGCATCGACCAAGTCGACCAAGCCCAAGGCCTGATCGAACTGCATCACCCATCTGACCACTGAAAGGGTCTGAACCATGAAGACGGAAAAAGTCCTGTTGATCGAAAGCGTGAAGGCCACCACGGCCCTCACCAAGGGCCGCTATGCGCGCTCCACGGGTGCCCAGGCGGGTGCTGGTGAGCAAGTGCTGGGCGTGGTCGACCTGGACGCGGCCATCGGCCAGCAAGCCAGCATCAAGACCCACGGCATCCTGCTGGTCGAATCCGGTGCGGCTGTGGCGGCCGAGGCCCGTTTGCAGTCTGACGCCACGGGGCGTGCCATCACGCTGGCTGCGGGCAAGGACGCTGGCTATGCGCTGGACGCGGCCACCGCCGCTGGCCAGCCGATCCGCATCAAGCTCTGATCGGGCCCGGCCATGTACCTCACCGCCCAGGAGTTCATTGACCGCTACACGCAGCGTGAAGCCTTGTTGTTGACTGCCGAGGGCAACAGCAGCACGGTGGACACGGCGCGTTTGGAGCGCGGCCTGGCTGACGCCAGCAGCGTGGTCGATGGCTACCTGGCGCGGCGTTTCCAGATTCCGCTGATGAACGCGGAGACGTTGCTGCTGGTGGTGCCGGATGTGATCAAGCGGCTGACGGGCGACATTGCCCGCTACCTGCTGACCGGCACCCACGTGCGTGAGACGGATGCCATCCGCAACCGCTACAACGACGCCATCAAGCAGTTGGACCAGATCGCCGAGGGCAAGGTTTCAACCGGCGTGGAACTGGTCTTGAAGTCGTCGACCTCTGCGCCCACGGGCGGGGCCACGGCCGTGCGATCGGGTGGCCGCACCTTTGGTGATGACGTCCTGGGCGGCATGTGATGGCTGACACCTCGCCCGTCAAACTGGTGGAGAACGCCCTGGTCCAGGTGCTCAAGGACGGCATGCCCGATGTGTTGGTCGAGTCGTACGCGGGCCAGTTGGACGATGAGCACGCCGAGTGGCTGCGTCGCCTGCCCTGCATCTGGGTGACGTTTGAGCGCACCACCAGCGTGAAGCGAGTGGCGCATCGCAAGTTCCGCAGCAAGGTGCGCTTTCAGGTGATGGCAGCGCAGCGCGTGCTGGGACCTGAGCCCACCGGGCGTCTGGGTGGCCTGGGTCAAGTGGGTGTGTACGAGTTGCTGGACGAACACGTCAAGCGCTTGCTGGTGGACAACCAACTGGGCCTGGCCATTGACCCAATTGAGCCCCGTGGTCTGGCAATGGTCATGCAGGGCTACTTCGGCAATGACGCGGTGGCCGTGTTGTCGTCGGCGATGGAGACGGGCTATGTCGAGACCATCGAAGAACCTGCGTTGACCCCACCAGGCGAGCTGCAAAGCATCGGCCTGCAGTACTTCCTCAAACCTGGTGATGACGAGCCCGATGCGGCCGACGTCGTGAGCCTTCAACCCTGACCTGGTGACACATGAAAGTCAAAGCAGCTCCCGGCCTGCAAGTGCCGCATGAATTCGACCCTCGGACCTACATCGGTGAGACCGATGCGGTAGAGGTGCCGGATACCCCGTACTACATCCGGCGCCTGGCCTCCGGCGAGCTGCTGGACGTCGATGCGCTGCCGCCACCCAAGGCGGTTGTCAAGAAGGCAGACAAGGCAGGTTCGCAATGACGCTCATCACGAAGGGCCGATCGTTTCTGACCGGCCACGCCTTTCTGGCAGCCATGCATGCAATGTTGGCTGCGGGTAGCGCCAGCTTTGGCAAGCGCTCCAAGAGCAGCCCCCGGCGTCAACCCCGCAAGGACTCCCAGATGCGCCTGCAGGCCGCCCAAGCCAAGCGCGATCGCCGCGCTCTGCGCAACCAGCAAATCAAGGCGCGTGGCGGCTACGGCCGCTGATTCCGACCTGTCACCCAGCAAGCCCCAACGCACGACCAGGAGCATCACATGGCGAGCAAGAACATCAGTTTTGAAACGATCCCGTCGAGCATTCGCAAGCCGGGCAAGTACTTGGAATTCAACACCAAGCTGGCAGTGCGCACGCTGCCCAGCAACAAGCAGCGCCTGGAGATCATCGGGCAGCGCATGAGCACCGGCACGGCCACGGTGGGCCTGCCGTTCAAGGTTTTTGACGATGAGACCGCCGCCCTGTGGTTTGGTCGTGGCTCTCAGTTGCATCTGATGGTGCGTGCTGCCATCGTGGCCAATCGCTTTGTGGAGATCACGGCCATTGGTGTGGATGACAACGGTGCAGGCACCGCTGCCACCAACACACACACGTTCACAGGCACGACGACGGGCGCAGGCTTGGTGACGGTGGGCTGTGGCAACCAGCGCATCGAGGTGGCCATTGATACGGGCAAGACCGCTGCCCAGGTGGCCACGGCCGTGCATGCCGAGCTGATCAAGCAGGTCAACTTGCCTGTGACCTACAGCGTTGCCGCTGGCGTGATCACGGCGACCAACAAGCACAAGGGCACGGTGGGCAACACCATCAAGATGGAGGCCACCACCACAGCGCCTGGCCTGGCTGTGGCCACCACACAGCCAGTCAACGGCTTGACGGATCCAGACCTGACGGCGACGCTGGCCAGCGCGTTCACGGCCACTGAAGAGATCCTGGTGGTGCCCTACGGCGCCCAGACCACGCTGACCGCTGTGCGCACCCACCTGAATGACCGCAGCTCGGCCATTGAACAGCGCGGTTGCGTGGCGGTGTATGCAAGCACGGGCACGCTGTCGGCCGCCACCACGCTGGCGGGCCAGATCAACAGCGGCCGCATGGTCAGCGCGTTGCTGCCAGGCAGTGCATCGCCCGGCTATGAGATCGCGGCCGCGATGGCCTCGGTGATCGCCTTTGAAGAAGATCCGGCCATGCCGCTGAACACGCTGGTGCTCACGGGCATCGCGCCACCGAATCAGGCCAGCCGGCTGGGTCGCACCGAACAGGAGGTGTGCCTGGCCAACGGTGTGACACCGCTGGAGGTGGGGCCTGGTGAGCAGGTGCAGATCGTTCGGGCCGTCACCACCTACACCCTCAATGCCGAAGGGGTGACCGACATCTCGCTGCTGGATCTGACCACGATTCGGACGCTGGACTATGTGCGCAAGGCAGTGCGTGAGCGCATGAGCCTGCGCTTCCCTCGCGGCAAGCTGTCCAGCCGCACTCCCAAGGCCGTGCGCAGCGAGATCCTGGATGTGCTCTTCAAGATCGAAGAGCTGGAAATCATCGAAGAGGTCGAAGCGAACAAGGATGGCTTGCTGGTCGAGCGTGATCTGCAAGACCCGAACCGCCTGGACGCTCGCATCCCCGCCGACGTGGTCAACGGTCTGCATGTGTTTGCTGGCCGCATTGATCTGCTGCTCTGAACCCGCCTGAAAACTGCATTTGAAAGGGCTACAAAATGGCTTTGGAACAATTTGTCGGCGCCATCACCCTGGAATGGGATGGGCGCGAGATCGACTGCGTGAGCCTGCAGGCGCGCGAGAGCACTGGCCGCAAGCTGGTCAAGACCATGAACAAGACCGGCAACGCTGCGGGCTTTGTCAAGGGCGTGACCCAGTACGACATCACGGTGGTGGTGGTCATCCCTGCCGACGGCAAGGAGCCCAAGTGGGTCGACCTGGAAGGCGCCAAGCTGACCCAGGAGCCGATCGCCGGTGGCCAGCGCATCAGCTACCTGGACTGTTTCAGCACGGACGTGAGCGAGTCCTATGAGGTCGAGGGAGAAGCCCGTCGCACAATCCAGGTCCACGCCATCCGCAAGGTCGAGGAGTAATCCATGACCGGCATCACCATCTCGGGCACCCTGCCCATCGGCGTGACGGTTGACGGCGTGACGCATCGCGCCTTTGTGTTGCGTGGCGCCCTGGTCAGCGACAACATCGAGGCCACTGATGAGCTGGTGGCCCGGGGTGAGAACCCCGACCAGCTCCGCATTGCCACCGCGCTGATGTCCTATCAACTGGTGCAGTTGGGCACATTGATCACGCACGACGCTGCGCTGCAGACCAAGGTCAGTCCGCAGGTGACCACCGACCTGCTGCGGTCGATGCACATCGCTGACTGGAACCACCTGGACAAGGAAAGCGCCGCGCTTGAAAAAAAGTTGCTGGGCGTCGATCAGACGCCAACAGTAGCTGGTGGCTGCACGTCCTTGCCTGGTGCGGCCGAAACCGGATCGACCCCGACCACCTGAAGGGCCTGCACATGTCGGACCTGGCCTGGCTGATTGACCAGGTCACCCCTCCGGCCAGGACTGCACCAGCCGCCAGGCCAGCTCAGCCCCCAGCCCCCACCACCTTTGTGGCCACCCGCCGCAAGAGCCAGCAACCCAAGGCGCCTACATGACCGACATGAATCTCGCGATGGTCTTGTCCCTGAAGGACAAGATGGTCGGCCCGCTGCGCCAGGCAGTCGAGCAGGTCGAGCGCGAGTTTGTGGACCTGGAGCGCCAGGCCAAGAAAACTGGTACCGCCACGTCGGCTGTGGCCGATGGTGTGGCCAAGGTGGGCCGCACGGCAGGCAATGCCAAGGCGGTGGCCACCGAGCTGCGCAAAGTTGGGGACGAGGCCAGCCGTGCCAACCGCGAGCTGAAGAACATGGAGTCGACGGGCTCGCGCCTGCGCTCCATGATGTCGGGCGCTGCCAAGGGCGTGGCCGGTGTGATGGCGTTCAACCACGTGGTGGCTGACCCCGTTCGTAGAGCTGCTGACTACGACATGGAGTTGCGGCACTTGTCGAACACAGCCTATGCGGGCAAGCCAATGGAGCAGCGACGGGCGGGGCTGGGCAAACTCAACCAATCCATCACGGATTCCGTACGCGGTGCTGGGGGCAACAGAGAGGATGCGCTGAATGCCCTTAAAAAGATGATTGCCACAGGTGCAGTGGACTCACCCGACGCAGCCGCTGATTTGCTTCCGGTTGTCATGAAGTTTGCAACTGCGGGCAATGCCAGCGCAGTGGACTTGGTGGAAATTGTCAAGGGCGCCAAGTCCATGGGCATTTCTGGCAAAGACGGGATTACTCAATTGTTCGAACACTCGCTGGCAGCGGGCAAGGCTGGTGGCTTTGAGTTCAACGACATGAGTAAATTCCTCCCCTCGCAAATGGCTGCGGCCGCTTCGATTGGTATGACCGGCATGAAGGGCGTTGACAGCCTGCTGGGTGCCAACCAAGCGGCCTACATGGCCGCAGGGAACGCGGGCGAGGCAGGCAACAACATCTTGAACCTTTTGGGCAAGGTCACTTCGCCTGAGACCATCAACAACTTCAAGAAGCACGGTATCGACTTGACAGGTTCGCTGCTGAAGGCGCGTGGTGAGGGATACGACCCTCTCAACGCCTTCAACATGGCTGTCCAGAAGGTTGCGCAATCTGACCCAAGGTATGAGGCGCTGACAGTCGCTGCATCGAAAGCCACTGGAGCTGAGAAAGCTCAGATCCTGGCGTCGCAACGGCAACTGGTCGAGGGTGCCAGCATCGGCACCGTGATTCAAGACCGCCAAGCGCTCATGGGCTTACTCGGCATGCTGCAGAACGGTAAGTTGCTGAACGATGTGTCCAAAGCCACAGCTGAATCAAAAGGAGGTGGCGATTCTGACCTCGCCTTGATCAAAGAAGGCGCTGCATTTGCGTTTGATCAAGGCAACTTCGACAATCAGGAAGCGCAAACCAGGGCCATGAGCAAGGGCAATGGGGTTCTGGGTTGGGCTGCTGATGCGAAGAGCAGCCTGTATCGCAACATGCCTGACTTGGCAGCCACCTATGAGGGCTCCAAGGTCTTCTTTCAAGGCGTTGGAGGTGCTATCGCTGCCACAGGGCTTTGGAATTTGTTGGCCGGTGGCGGTAGCGGCACAGGCGCCGCATCGGTGGGCAGCTTTGCTTCCAAGATCGCATCCACCGCCACAGGCGCTGCGACGAGTGCAACCGGCCTCGCCTCAGGTGCCGTGATGATGGCCCCCGTACTGGCTTCCATCAACCCGAACAGAGACTTCGTCGGGGCTGTTGCTGATCCATCCGTGATCGGGTCAGCCGACTTCGCTTCTGCGCTATCGGACACCATTGCGCAAAGCAAAGCCGCTGCGGATGCTGCCAAGGCAGCAGCTGAAAGGCCATTGGAGATTAAGGTCATGCTGGATGGCCAGCAGCTGGAAGCCGCTGTGAACAAGCAGTCTGACATCAAGGCGAGGCGCGGCCAATGAGCTGGGACCAAACATTCCAGGAAGCCAGCTTTCGTGGCCACGTCTTTGAGGTGTTCACGGTCAGCAACCGCGAGGCCAAGGCTGTGGTCAGCCATGAGCGTCCGTACATGGACGGCTCCGAGCCTGAAGACCTGGGCTTGCGGGGTGAGCAGATCGACGTCCGGGCCCTGCTGCGTGGTGATGACTACGAGCTGCGCCTGGAGGGCTTGCGCCAGGCGCTGCGCGTGCGTGGTGCCGGTGAGCTGATCCACCCCATCCACGGGTCCGTCATGGTGGTCGCCCAGGAATGGGACCACGCCCACGAAGCCGACAGCCGCGACTCGGCCACGCTGTCCATCAAGTTCCTGGTGCACAGCCTGGCGCCAGCGCTGTTTGAGGCCCCGGCGCCGATCGTGGTGTCCGATCGCGTCGAGGCCGCGGGTGCCGAAGCTGTGGCCCAGTCGGGTGATTCGGTTGCCAACCAGGTGGAAGACCTGGCCGACACGCCCAACCCTCGCAGCCTGGGCGTGAGCGCCGCTTTCGACCAGGTCAAGACCCAACTGCGCAAACTGGTCGACCTGACCAGCGTGCGTGTGGTGCTGGCCGACATGGAGCCATTGCTCTACCCTCGCGCCGCCCTGGCTGACCTGCAGGCCATCGTGCAAGGCGCGTTTCAGGGCCTGCCATTCGGCGGTTTGAACGCTCTGTTTGACCGCTCGACCGTGTCCATGGCCGACGCCATGAGCGACTACGACCGCCTGACGCAGGGCCTGGACGCCAACCTGGTGGTGATCCCATCGAGCACCGACGAACGTGATGCACGCATCGCGGCCGCAATGACGGCTCATGCCCGCATCCTGGCCGCTGTGGCGGCCGCCCAAGCTGCTGGGATGATCCTGGCGGCTGAACTTGAGGAGCTGCAACTGGAAGTGGCCGACCTGCAGCGCCTGGTCACGTCCAGCCGCACAGCCATCCAGTCGGCCATGGACGCTGCACGCCTGGGCCTGGATGCCGAGCGCCGCGCCCTGGTGGTGGCCTCGCTGGCCACGATGGCTGAGCAGGTGCAAGAGGCAGGCCGCGCCGCCATCGAGCTGCGCCCACCCGTGGTGGCCAAGCCTGCCCCGGTGGGTGGCCATGCCCGCCTGCTGGCCCATCACCTGTACGGTGACCACACCCGTGCGCCGGAAATCGAACGCCTGAACAGCCTTGGCCGCAAGCTGCTGATCGACGCTGGGGAGGTGCTGCGTGTCTACGCTCGCTGACGTCAAAGACCCCGTGGAGATCGTCGTCGGCGGTCGCTCGCACAGCGGCTGGACGCGCTATTCCATCGACTCTGACCTGATCACCCCGGCCGATGCCTGGCAGGTGTCTGTCAGCCAGGCTGAGATCAACGTGCCTGCGGAGATCGTGCCAGGCGCCACAGTGCACGTGCGGGTGGGTGGTGAATCCGTGATGGTGGGTCAGTTGGATGACCGGCACCACCACATCGGCAAGAGCGCCCACACGCTGGAGCTGAGTGGGCGCGATGGTGCCGCCGCATTGCTGGACTCGAGTGCGCCCATCTTCAGCGGCCAGGACATGACGCTGGAGCAGATCGTGGCCAAGATGGTCCGGCCCTTCGGTGTGATCAAAATCCGCATCGATGCCGATCGCACCATGCTGCGCGAACGTGTCAGTGTGGAGCCCGGTGAGTCGGCCTGGGACGCCCTGCGCCGTGCCGCCGAGGCCAATGGCCTGTGGCCATGGTTTGAGCCCGATGGCACCCTGGTGGTGGGCGGGCCCGACTACAGCACACCCCCTGTGGCCTCGCTGATCATGAGGATCGATGGCCAGGGCAACAACATCGTCGACGCCGACGAGAAGCGGTCCATCGTTGATCGCTTCAGCCAGGTGACCGTGCTGGGCCAGGCTCATGCAGCCGGTGCCCACGAAGGCAGCAATGCCGTCAAGGCCGTGGTCAAGGACGACGGCGTGACTGTGCACCGCCCCAAGATCGTGGTCGACCACGAATGCGTGAACACCGACATGGCCCGCGCCAAGGCCCGCAAGATCATCGGCGACGGTCGACTCAAAGGCTACGAGCTGACCTTGATGGTGCGAGGCCACCGAGTCAGCGATAAGGGTGCGCTGTGGAGGCCTGGCCAGCGCGTGCATGTGATGGTCGAAAAGTTCGGCGTGGATGGCGTGTTCTTTGTCATGTCGCGCCGCTTCACTGGACTGCCTCAGATGACAGCGCTCAAGGTTGTTGAGGACGGCGCATGGGTGGTGGACGCCCGCCCACAAAAGGGCCGAAAGAAGCACAAGGGCAAGAAGGCTCCCGTTCAAGGAAAGATCATCGACGTGGGGGGTAGCCAATGAGCCCGGGCGCCGTCAAAAAGGCCATGCTGCAAGCCCTGGCCAGCGTGCGTGGTGCGTTCCGCGCCAAGCTGAGTTCAGTTTCCGGTGACCCCGTGCAACGCGCCGTTGTTGAGGGGCTGCAAGGTGAGCCGCTGGCTGGTCTGGAGTTGTTCCAGCAGTTCGGTTTGACATCGGCCCCACCGGCTGGCACTGCTGTGATCGTGGTGCCCCTGGGCGGCCGGACCAGCGCCAGCGTCATCGTGGCCACCGAGGCTGCTGCATACCGCCTGCAGCTTGGGGCTCAGGGCGAGATGGCCATCTACAACCAGTGGGGTGATTCGGTCTGGCTCAAACAAGGCGGAGAGATCGCCATCAAGGCATCGACCAAGGTTGAGATTGACACGCCGCTGGTGCACATCACCGGCGCCCTGAAGGTCGACCTGGACATCACGGACAACGCCACCACCAACGCCCGAACGGTCGCTGGCATGCGCACGGTTTTCAACGGCCACGTGCATCCAGAGAACAACTCAGGCAACACCAATGCACCAACCGCGCTGATGTGATGGACACCTACATTGACCCCACCACGGCCGCGTACAAGGCCACCAGCGATGGCCTGGCACGTGACCCTGCAGGTGGCCTGGCCAACGCCATCTATCTGCGCCTGATGACGCCGCTGGGTTCGTACTGGGCCGCCCCGTTGTTGGGCTCCCGTTTGCATGAGCTGCAGCGCGCCAAGGCAGTCAGCAATGTGGGCTTGCTCGCCAAGCAATACGCCCAACACGCGCTGGCCGAACTGGTGACTGATGGCCGGGCCCAGTCGATCGAGGTGGACATCGCTGTCAAGGTGATGGATGACGCATCCAAGTCTCTGGCCATGCAGATCACTGTCGTCGACGCAACAGGCCAGCGCCGCACTTTCACGCACGTTGTGCGCGTGGCTTAAAGAGGGTTTACATGCCGTTCCAAGTCCCCACGTTTTCAGAGATCCGCGACACCTACTTGCAGGGTGTGCGCAACCAGGAGCCCGACGCACCCACGGGCGTGGACAGCGACCACTTCGTGCGCGCCTGCGCCGTGGCGGCAGTGGTGGAGCGGGTCTATGCACATCAGATGTGGGTGTGGCGCCAGCAGTTCCCCGACCTGGCTGATGAGGACATCCTGGTCAAGACCGCCGCACAGCGCGGTGTGCCACGCAAGACGGCCAAGGTCGCAGAGGGTGTGGCACGATTCACAGGCCCAGATGGCACATTCATTCCCACCGGCACCCGTGTGGTCACGCTGCTGGCCAGCTACACCACGACGCAGGATGTGACCGTCGGCGGCACCGGCGTGGTCGACGTCGCTGTCCTGGCCGAGGCCGCTGGCCAGGCCGCCAATGTGTCGGTGTTGACCAATGCAAGCTTGAGCAGCTCGGTGCCTGGCATCAGTGTGGTCAAGATGGTCTCGGCCACCGGCGGCTCTGACGCTGAGAGCGCGGCCGCACTGCTGGATCGACTGTTGATCGTGCAAAGCCAGCCCGCCCAGGGCGGCAACGAAAACGACTACCAGGTGTGGGCGCTGGAGGTGCCTGGCGTGCGCCGCGCCAAGGTGTTTCCGCTGCGTCGTGGCATCGGCACAGTGGACGTTGTGCCAATGCCTGTCACGGGCCTGCCATCGGTGCAGTTGCTGGCTGATGTGCAGGCCTATATCGATGCCATTAGGCCCGTTGGCACGGGCCCATCAGGCTTTCTGGCGATGGCACCTACCGCCGTGCCCGTCAACATCACCGGCACGCTGACGCTGGCCTCGGGCTACACGTTGGGCCAGGTGCTGGTGGGCATCAACGCAGCCCTGCAGGTGATCTTCGATGGGCTGATGCCTGGTGATGTCGTTCGCGTCACCCGCATCGAGGCTGCGATCATCAATGTGCCTGGCGTCCTCGATGTCGTTCTCTCGGCGCCTGCAGCCAACGTGACGCCCACGGTCAACAGCTCGACGCTGCAGTTGGCCACACTGGGCGTCGTGGCCCTGGGGGTGTGACATGGACATCGTCGACACGCTGCTCCAAAGCCTGCCGCCTGTGGCCTATGACCGCCAGGCGCTCACGGTGGTGGGGGAGATGCAAACCATCGCAGCCTGCATCGCCGAAGCGGTGACCAGCGCCGAACAGATCCTGGTGGAACACGATCCGGCAACAACCCAGCTCTCTTTGCCCGACTGGGAGCGCGTTTACAGCCTGCCGGATCCCTGCTCCGGTTTGACTTCCAGCGTCGAGCGCCGCCGTGCGGATGTGATTACCAAGATCACGGCGCGGGGCAATTTGAGCGCCCCCCAGATGATTTCGGTCGCGGCTGACATGGGATACCCAGGCGCGACAGTCAGTCATTATTCACAAATGACCTGCACAGATCCTTGTGATTCCGGTTTGTTTGATGAGCAATGGTTATTCGTCTGGTCACTCAACGTGCCAGAAACTCTGGCAATCGAAACAATGACGTGCAAGAGTCCTTGTGATTCGCCCCTGCGACGCTGGGGCAACGAACCTATTTTTTGTGCAATCCAGCGATTTAAACCGGCTCACACGCTGGCGCTGGTCAATTTTGACTGAGGTAAATCACCATGCATCGTATTGACACCACCAATGCTGTTGCCGATTTGTTTGGCGTTGGTAAACCTGGCTTTGGGCCGGGCAACCCATCGACCAACACACCGGCAACTTACCTGGATGAAGATTGGTGCAACGCCATTCAGGAAGAACTGGCTACGGTCGTTGAGGCCAACGCAGCATTGAATAAATCGAACAGAGGCCAACTGCTCGCAGCGCTGCAAGCGCTGTTTTTGAGAACCTCGAACTTCACCGGCGCGAATCAATCACTCAGCTCCGCCTCTGGCTTCCAAAAGCTGCCTGGTGGGTTGATCGTGCAATGGGGTAGTGGTGTTGGCTCAAACGGTGCCGTCGTGACATTGCCCACCGCCTATCCAAACGCCAACCGCATGGTCGTTGGATCTGATGTGGCGGGATTTCAGGTTTTCGGCTGCACCTCCAGAAATTTGACTCAATTCACCATTCAAACGCCAGCAACCACCATTTCGTATTCTTATATTTCAATCGGATACTGACATGACGATTCATTACGCACCATCCAATGGCGGCTTTTATCATTCTGAAATCCATGGTGACGCGATCCCAGTTGGCGCGGTTGAAATCACCGAGGAGCTTTATCAAAGCCTTCTTGAAGGCCAAGCTGCCGGGAATACCATCGTCTTTGGTGTCGATGGCCTTCCTGCTCTGCAGGCGTTGCCCACGCAGGAAATGCAAATTCTGACGACGGTTGTGCAGGAGTACATTGACGTCCCTGCTAAAGAGTGGGGATACGACGACGCAAAATCAGCGGTCACGTATGTGGGTGATCCATTCATGCAGTTTCATCTGGAGGGAACAGCGATTCAGGCATTCAGGTCCACCTGCTGGCAAATCTCGCAGCAGATCAGGGCGGATGTGATCGCGGCGCTGCGCCCGATCCCGAGCGTCGAGCAGCTGCTCTCCGAACTCCCTGCACCACCCGCTCGGCCGTGAAGCTGGCACACGACGACGCGAAACCTGAAAGCGAGAACGACTTTCACCTTTCGCGTCGGCAAACTTTCAACTTTCGCGGCGGCTTACACTTACAAAAAGGTGGACCAGAAGGTTGGTAAGCATAGGAAAACGGACCGAGTAGACCCGTTTTTACTAGATCTCTGGCGGAAGCGGTGAGATTCGAACTCACGGTAGAGTTACCCCTACGCTAGTTTTCAAGACTAGAGCCTTAAACCGCTCGGCCACGCTTCCTTGGGGCCAGATTGTAGGCTAGAGCGCG